TTCGCAGAAGTTCAGGGACGTTCCGATATTCCGCAGCGAACTTCGTCAACTCCTGAAGGTCCAGAAAACCCGCCTGAACCAGCGGCAATACCGTGCCAACCGATTGCCAATACTGCATGACGAATTGCAGTTTCATCTCCGGCGACTGGAAACCCATGCTGTTGGGTTCGACAAAAAAGTCGTAGTGGTCCTTGAGTCCCTGCCGATCGTCCGGTCGCCAGGAACTGTCCACGTAATGGCCGGTATGCTCAGCCTCCATCGACGACTCAACCGTCAAGGCTTCATCGTCCCACATCAGGGCGCCGATCTTTCGGCAGAGGTTAGAAGCGCAGTCGTTGACTCGTCCCTTCATGTACCCGATCATGCCACCGACGCGCCCCTGGATGATTTCTTCCTGCCCAAGAGTATTCGCCTCCGTGCCAAGGCCGCCGATTGCCCGCTGGTTTCCGGCCGCGGTGTTGTAAAGCTCCTGACTGGCCATGAAGAAAACATTTGTGTTCCCGTCCGCGCCGGGGAAGTTGATCGGCGCAAGATTCTTTGGATCACGGCACTTCCAAAACTCACCGTCCTTCGCCTGTCTGCCGCGTTCGGCATCATCTTCACCACCAGCGGGATAGGCCACCGTATTTTTTTGGGCCATCGCCTGTTGAGCCAACTTACGATAGAGACGATTGGCCAACAGGTGCAGGCCGTAGAGATTTTGCGCCGGCGACGAAGGCATGATGTTGTCGGGGACAAACCCTAACGTCAGAAACTCAAAGGGACCCATTGGCCCCGCATCGCTGTCAACCACCTTCAGCGGCTTCGCATCTTCTCGGTGGGCCTCGAACGTGGCCAATTGACCGGGTGCCCCATTCTTTCCGGGCAAGTACACGTCTTCCAGCCAGATCATCGGCTCCAGATCGTCGTCGTCAACCATCGTGCCGTTGGCAATTTGCTCCGCGTACTTACTGCCGGCGTCATAGCTGAACTTCGACGTTGCCCTGAGTGTCTTCTTCACCTCCCGGTCGTAATCGTCGCGCTCCTGAACCGCATCGAAGCTGGCCCGGTATTGGGCACCGCAAAACCGCATGGCCCGAATGTCTTTCATGGCCAGGTCGAGAATCGCGTCGTCGAAAGATACTCGACCCACCCAAGGTTTCCCCGGATCAACCCATACGTTCGGTTCAATCTCGCATAGTCCGGCATCGGCCATGCGAACCCAGAAGATGCCCATAAGAAAGAAGGCGTCGGCCAGACCAAGTTGAAAGGTGGTCTTGAAGTCGATGTTCGCCACCACGCGGTTGATGGTCGTCTCGTACTTGCGGCAGAAGGGCCAGTTCTTCGGTTCCCAACTATTGACCTTGACCTGAGGGTTGTTAAACGCCAGTGCCATCTGGTAAATCTTCTGCGTCTGGTTCAACATGTTGACGTAGGTGGTGTACTCCGCACCGTAGGGCGAGTACATCGAACCTGCGAAAGCCCGGATCATTTCCGTGTGCGACCACCGCCAGTTCACGTCGATGGCGTCCCGCGAGGTCTTAATGGCCTTGTGAAGGCGGTCGAGCGATTCTTTATTGCCGAGGTCGAACGCTGGCATGTGAAACTCCACCGGCACGACCAAGAAAACGAAGAAAGCCGACAAGGTGATAAGCCCTTATCGGCTTTCGTTCTCTTGGTCACTTCGCGTCAGACTGGCCGGCCCGACGTGAAGATTGCCGGATGAATTGTCAAAGGATCAAGTGGTGGGCCTCGAAATCGAACCGAGCTTGCGGCGGCTTATGAGGCCGCCCGAGACGCCATGCCTCCCGCCCACGCCAAAAAGATAATCTTCGGATGCCTTAATCAAAGCCTCCTTGGATTCTCGATCAAGACGGTCAATCTCCGCGATAATCTTGTCAATCTCTTTCGACTGGCGACACATCTGAGACGACCTCTCACGAGATGCCATCTCCATGAACTCGTCAATCTGCGAAAGAGTCAGATCATACTTTGGATGATTCCGTTTCGACCAAAACCACGCTAGCGGACTCGCCAACACCGCCAAACACCCCGCCAGAAATCCGCGTCGTGGGATCATTTGATCTCCCTCGCTTCCGCCACCTCTTCCCGGCACGGTTTCAACGTCGCGTACCGCACCAACGGCCGTTGGGCATCGTCCAGGCGAATCGCAACCTTAGTCTCACTCCGCTGCGCACCGTGGCCACAGAAGACCCACAGGTCGACCATGTTCTCATCGTGGACCTTCGTCACGATAGCCGGCTCCGGCTGGCGTCCCCGCCCTTCCCCGTCCTTCCAAAACCAAACCGTCTGATTCACCTGCAGATTGCTCATTCCATTATCCCCGTCGGCCTTCTTGGCCTCAGCTAACAAATCAAGATCAACTGAACCGCCAAGAACACCCAGGCCACGAACAAATGTTTCCATCGGTCCCATCACCAGACCCCCAATTTTGCCGTTACAAACCGGTTCACTCCAAAGTCCACTACATCGTCGCCCTCCTTCTTCCTGGCTCGGATACGGTCCTGCTCCTCAAACCACGCAATGCTGCCAACCGGTGCAGTCTGCGCTATCTCTCCGCTTTTGTCAATGCCACCCGAGAGGTCTTTCATGGCCTTCTGACAAAGTCCACCCGCAATCACCCTGTCTCCGTGGCCCGTTCCACGGTAGATAATCTCATCCCGGTCCTGCGAATTGCGCTTTTCCTTCCATTCCCAGCCGCCGCATTCCTTAATGAAGTCGTCCGACCGCGGCGTGAATAGATCATCGTCCATCGCCACCCACAGATCCTCGAAGAGGTCGGCTTTGTCGCTGGTGCGGTTATTGCACCACCCCGCCCGTGAAGTCGTGATGCCGCGACTCCACGTATCATTTTTCGGCCGTAACCAAATGTTGCCATACCCGATGTCCTGTCTAACCTCACTGCCAAATCGGCCCCCAGTCGGCCCCTGCGACTCCCAAATCAGCATTGCGTTGTTCAACCAGCGGCAGACGGCCACGGCCAGCCGAGCAAATCGTGACGGTGAAATGCCCGGATCGACGTATTCCAGCACCTGCTCGCCCGTTCGACAGTTGCCGCCGATCAGGGCCGAGTTGCTGTGGGTCACTTCACCGGCCCCCGTACCCACGTCGGCGCCTACCGCGTACTTGCCGGCGGGTGATTCATCATCCAGCCCCGGCTTGAACCACAACTTCAATGGACCGCCCTCTTGTGGCACCAACCGCAATTCCCCATCGTGGACCACGGGCCGCCCCTCCCACACCGGAGCCTTGACCTTCTCCTTCGTCATGCGATCTAAAACATCCGTGTTGAATAGTTTACCAACCGTACCACGCGGATCGCGGTCCAACTCCTGAGCGATACCGCGGGGCGTTGCCGCTTTCTGCAAACACTTCCGATCGTACCACGGAGAGCGCAGCCGACCTTCTTTGACGTAGCCGCGTCTCTTCAGCTTTTCAAGGTTGCCATTTGCCTTGATCTGCTTGATGTACTTCGCAACTGCCCCAGCCTCTTCCGGCCGCTCGGAAAAAAAATCGCCGCCGACGTAACGGTAGGCCAGCCGATTCTGCGTAGGGTTGTCCCGCCAATCCAAAATAATCTTCACGCTGCCCGAGGAGTTGCGGTAGACGCCGGAACCGCCCCACGGAAAGATCGGGCCGTCCGCTACCCAGTTGTCGCCGAAGATCATATCGTACCAAACGCCACTGTCGCCCTTGTGGGTCGATGTGAAAATCCGACAATTGGTCACGTGCTGCGTGGAGTTCATGGCTTCGTCCGCGGCACCAGGCTGCTGATCGTCAAACTTAGCCACCTCATCAAAATCAAATACCGACTTCCGCCCGCCGCTGCAAACATCCCCCGTGGCAGCATACGCAATCACCGATGACCCATTGCCGTAACTCCAAGAATGCTTGGAAACCAAACGAGTGGAATTCAGAGGCTTCATCCACCACGGCAACATCTTCAACTCCCAATCCAACTTCCACATGAGCGAGTCGGGATCGTTGGCATTGTCCGCACAATCCATGTTCCGACTCACCAATCCAGCCGCGAACATGTCATCCCTGAGACAACGGTGAAGAATAACCCCAATGTCGATCAACGACCCGCCCTGAACCCGCGACTTGTCCATCAACACGTCGATCGGCTCCTCCATGTTGCGCGCCGAATCCGTGATCGCCTTGTCGATCGCCAGAATGGCGGGAACCTGATGAGGCCACAGGCAAAAGGGCTGAACCTTGATTTCCGCCCGCGGCTCGTAACACCAGAGAAACCCCTGAAAAAAGAAGAGAACGTCGTCAAACGCCGCCTGCCGCAACGCCTCCCGCAACCCCTTGTCCCCCTGAGCCGCCTCTCCAACCATCCGCCGCCAAACAAGATTCTCCAGCGGGTCCAGTGAAACCAAGAGGTCAAAATAGGATCCCTGATTCACCACTTGAACACCCGCCGAAAATAGCCGGGCATCGGCTTGCTCACCACCTCCCACATCCGCAAAAAAAACTGATGATCTTCCTCCGTCGGCAGGTTGGAATACTCACTGGCCCGCTCAATAATCGCCTCCTCCGCCAATTCCAGCAACTCCTTGAAGTCGGCAATCTCAACCTGAACCATCCCCCACCCCTCCTTTCAGCCCCGCAATGCCACCGCCTCCCCCCTCGCCCGCTCCACATACTGCTCAATCAACCCCCTCACGTCCTCCAACCGCTTCCGCTCCCCACGCTCCCGCGCCCCACCCACCTCCTCCCCCTCCCCTCGCACCTTCGCCACCAATCCGTAAAACCACGTCGGATGCTCAGACGCCCGCACCAACATCCCTAACGCCCCCTCCGACGGCGCTACACTCCTCGCCCTCCCCAATACTATCAAATTCCGCTTCCCCTCCCGCCGCCTCACCACCCTCTCGTATACCCCATACACCCACTCCACCTCCACCTCCAACGATGCCGTCGCCGGTAACTCCGGCCATCCCGCCGGCCTCGATAAATTCAACCCCTTCCCATGCCCCTCGCTCACCGTCTCCCGCTCCGATATCGCCCTCGCCATCTTCGTGTGCCTCTCCCCAAACTCCCCCGCCGCTACCCTCCTCGCCGTCTTCTGCGCTATCGTGGGCATGATCCCGCTACCATAACATATCATCTAAAAAATAGCAAATTACCCAGCTTAACAACAGGTGCTACTCAGGATGAGGTGTCTAAACGTGTCGTGGCATCGCCCGCGCGACCGGGGAGGTGGGCTCGATTTCCGGGCCGGCGGGGGCCCCTGGCTGTTGTTTACCCCTACTTTTCAGGCTGTTTACCCCTGCTTTTCGGCTGCCATCAGATCGAACTTGTGCGCGTAAGCGTAGCCCTTACGCGCACACGCGCGAATAGAGTGGCTGCCGCCGGCGATCACGACGCTCCTCTCCGCGTAGCC